AAATCGTGACGCGAGACTAACCCCATGAATCGTCTCGTGCTCCCGCATCCCGTCAGCGCCAATCGCTACTGGCGCCATTTCCGCGGCATGACGGTGCGCTCCAGGGAAGCCATCGCGTACCGCGCCGAGGTGCAGGCGCAGGCCGTCGGCGCCGGCATCGGGCAGCCGTTGACCGGCCCCGTGCATGTCGAGATGGCCTATCACCCGCGGCGGCCGAAAAAGTACGCGCCGGGCCAGACGGTGCGCAGCCTGGACCTCGACAACACCCTCAAGGTCCTGATCGACGCACTCAACGGCATCGCCTGGCTGGATGACAAGCAGATTACTCACCTGAGCATCGGCCGGGCCGAGCCCGTGCCGGACGGTGCCATGGTGGTGTACTGGCGGGTCGCGGATGGCCCGTCCCGTTTTTGACCACAACCAAGAGAGACAAGCAATGGCGCAACGAGGACTCAACAGGGTGATGCTGATCGGCCATCTGGGCCAGGACCCGGATATCCGCGCGACGCCCAATGGCACGGTGGTGGCCAATGTCAGCCTGGCCACCGGCGAAACCTGGAAGGACCAGCAGGGCAACCGGCAGGAGCGCACCGAGTGGCACCGCATCGTCATGTTCGGCAAGACGGCCGAGATCGCCCGCGACTACCTGCGCAAGGGCAGCAAGGTTTACCTGGAAGGCCGGTTGCAAACCCGCAAGTGGCAGGACAAGGAGGGCAAGGACCAGTACACGACCGAGATCGTGACCGGCGGGTTCCAGATGCTGGATGGCAAGCCATCCGGGGAGTCCGGGTCATCCGGCGATGCGCCGCGCCCATCGCCGTCGCGACCGGCGCCTGCACCGGTGGCAACCCCGGATTTCGATGACGACATCCCGTTCTGACCCGGAGCCCCACATGAGCCAGAAAATCGAATTTGACGTGACCTATGGCAAACCGGTCGACCGCAGCATGGCGGTGGACATCGTCGTCGCTGACCACGCCTACCTGCCGCACTATGCCCATCCGGGCGATGCCGGCGCGGATATCTGCGCGGCGGTGACGCAAAACGAGACCCTGTGGCCGGGTGAGCGCCGGGCCATCCCGACCGGGCTGCGGGTCCGGGTGCCCACCGGCTATGAAATGCAAATCCGGTCCCGGTCGGGCCTGTCGCTGAAAGGCGTCGTCGTCGCGAACGCGCCGGGGACCATCGATAGCGGCTTCCGCGGTGAGGTGAAGGTCATCCTGCACAACGCCGGCGACCAGCCGTTCGTCATTGAGCCCGGCATGCGCATCGCCCAGGCCGTGTTCGCGCCGGTCATGCAGGCGGTGTTTCTCCTGCGGGATGATCTCGACGAGACCGCGCGCGGGGAGGGCGGCTTCGGTTCCACAGGGGTGGCCTGATGGACATCGAAACAGCAGAGACTCTGCATCTTGTCGCGTCCGTTACGACGCCGGCTGCTGGTGCTCAGGCCGTCCTGCAGTCCGCGATGGATGCCCTGAGCCAGCGGGCTGTCATCCGCGACCGGCCGAGTGGCGAGCGGTCTGCCGCCCGTGCGGCGGCCATCCTCTCGGCCTGGAAGGGGCGCGAGTTCTCCGAGGATGACGTGTGGAGCGTGTTGCTGGCGGTCAAACTGGCCCGGTCAGAGCAGGGCGCATTCCACCCCGACGATTATGTCGACCTGTGCGGGTACGCGGCGCTGATGGCCGAGCATCGGGCGCATGCCGCGGCCGCGTGAAACCCTCGACCGCGTGTGGCGGGCCGTTCGCCCGCCCATGCGCTACTGCGCGGCCTGTGGGCAACACAAGCCGCGCCATATCTTCAAGGCGGTCGGGCGCTGGAAGTGCTTCGACTGCCGCTACCCGAGACGATAAATGCACAACGAGTCCTGCCCTACCTGTCGCTGGTTTGACGACCTGCACGTCAAGGAAGCGCCCATCTTGCCCCTGGGCCGCTGCCGCGCCCGCCCGCCGGTGCCGGTCGCGGACCCGGAGGATGGCGGCTCGATGACCTGCTGGCCCATCGTCGACGGCGAGGACTATTGCGGCGAATGGACGCGGCGGCGGGAGGACATCAACTGATGGATGCCGCAGATCGGGCCGAGGAGGTCAACGAACGGGCCATGGCGCGGGCCACCTTCGCCGTGAAGGAGCGCCGCGGCCGGGTGCTGGGCCGCTGCGATGACTGCGGCGACGACATCGATCCGGCGCGGCTCAAGGCTCACCCCTATGCCGTGCGCTGCATGGACTGCCAGACCGAGTGGGAGCGCCAGCGCTGATGTCGTGACGGCACACTGACGCCATCAAAATGGCAGAGGGTGCGCGCGTGAACAAGCTCAAGCAGAAGTTCGGCCTGTCGTCCGACAAGGCCGGCGATGCCAAGGCGGCGGTCTACGGGTCCGCCCTCATCCTGGTCATCTTGGAAAAGGTGTCCGACGCCGTGACCGGCATGGACGCCGGCTGGGACAAGACCCTCCTGCTGGCGCTGGTCCTGGGCGCCCTGGGGCTGATTTCCTGGCTGCAGGTGGGCTCCGGCAAATCGTCGCCGGATACTGCCGATACTGCGGCTCGCGAGGTCGAGGCTCTGGAGAACCCGGAGGACATCGTCCGGCGGGGCCGTTCGTGAGCGAGTCCGTCATCACCCGCCGGCTGATCACCCTGGATCAGCTGATGGCGGGGATGGACATCCCGCGCGCCCGCGCCGACTGGTGGGACGACCCACTCAACGAGGCCATGGTGCTCTGGCGCATCGATCGATACGCGCCTGGACATGGCGGCCTTCCTCGCCAACGTCGGTCATGAAAGCGGCCGGCTGGTGCATGTCCGCGAAATCTGGGGACCGACGCGCGCCCAGCGCAGGTACGAGGGCCGCAGGGACCTGGGCAATACCCAGCCAGGCGACGGCAAGCGCTTCCTCGGGCGGGGGCCCATCCAGCTGACCGGTCGCGCGAATGCCCGCAAGGCCACCGTCTGGGTGCGCAAGGTCGTACCCTCCGCGCCGGACTTCGAGGCCAATCCCGAGCTGCTGGAGCTTCCCCGCTGGGGCAGCCTGGCCGCGGGCGCCTTCTGGACCTGGAGTGAGCTGTCCCCCCTGGCGCGGGCCGGCCAGTTCAACGCTGTGTGCCAGCGCGTCAACGGCGGCTGGAATGGCCTGCTGGACCGGCGCCGGCTGTATCAGCGGTTCCTGAAGGTGCTGCCGGCATGACTAGCGGGACCTGCTTGGCCTGTGGCAAAGGCACGCTGGCGCCCAGGCGTGAAAGAGTGCGCGCGAACTACCACGGTCGTAAAGGCGAGATCGAGATGCTCTTCTTGGCCTGCAATGCCTGTGGTTATGAGTCGACCGGCCTGATGGGAAGTCGCGCCGACAAGCCCGCCGCGCCGGATTTTCAGGCCGGTATTCGGCGGGCCAGACGCGTCATGAGCGTCGTGGGACTGACCGCGCTGATCCTTATGGGTCTACTGCTCTTGTCGGGCCTGCTGACGGGCTGCACACCCACCGTCACCCATCAAGTGGAAGCCCCGCAACTCGACCGTCTGGCCGAAGCCGCGAAGAAGATCACCGTCCAGAACTGCGAGCGCCCCGGCTTCACCCTGGCCCCGATTGGCCAGGACGTGGTCATCGACATCCGCGGCGACAAGGTCACCGCGAACACCGATGGTGTCCGGTTGCTCAAGGATTACGTCAAGGCGCGCGAGTGGATCAACCAGTGGTCGCCACGCTGATCGGCTTGCTCGCCTATGCGCTGTTTGTCGGCGCTGTCGCCTTGTTCATGCTGGGCCGGATGCCGGACGATTGAGCGCGTCGCCCTCCTGGCGGTATGGCTGACGGGCTGCGCCTGGGCCCGTGAGTGCGAGATACGCCCGGAGCTGGTGGACGGTATCACGCTGGCGGATATGACCGAATTACCGGAATCGGGCCTGGGTCGGTATCGGCTGAATGTGGTCTGTCCGATACCTGTGGATACGGTTTGCGGGGCGGACGCGCACCAAATGCGAAAATAGAACGATATATCGTAGCTTGAGGGTGCAGCATGGCGCGACATTCGGACGTGGTTTACCGGGGATACCCCAATGTGCCCGGCGAGTATTTCCGCTGTGACCGGTTATCGGCGGAGTTCTCGGCGGAATCATGCGCCAAGCGCTGGCGCGCGAGCCAGGCCAAGGAATGTATCGGCATGCCGTGCTACCGCTGCCCCATCGGCGCGGCGCATGCGGGTGAGACTGTCACCCATGCCCAGTACCAGAAGCCCGAGTGCGTCCGCTGCCATCAGCTGGCCGGCAAGCTGGTGCGCGGCCTGCTCTGCGTCTCCTGCTACAACCGGCAGCAGGAGGTGCTGAAAGGCCAGGACCGCCGCGGCCGGCCGCCCAATGCGTATGAGCGGGCCGGGGAACTGCAGCCGCTGCCCAAGAAGCTGGTCCGCATCCACCTGTTCGAGGTGCGCTACCTGCCGCCGGGGGGCGGGTCGGTGCAGTCCCTGCGCTATCTCGGCGCCGACCGGCAGGAGGCCATGCTGGCCGTGCTGCGGCAGCATCCGCAACCGCCGACCTTCCTGGCCTGTGTGCCGGTGCCTGCGGGTGAGGACCTGTTCGGCGGCTATCACCGCTATACCCGGAGGCCGGCATGACGGCCTACCACCTGACCGATCACCTGTGCCGGAATTGCGCCTCGCGCATTATCAAGGCGGTCGGCAAGCCCCTGTACCGCTGCACCCAATGCGGGTGGCAGTCGGAGGGGCATCACGTCGAGCGAATCTGTATGTGCGGGAGTCAGAAAATGAATGGTCAGCCGACGGGTCTGCGCTGCGCGCGCAATCCCAATCCGACGCCGGAGAATCCGGGCGAGATTGTCGTGGTATTTCGGCCGGAGGCGGCGTGAGCGATTGATATGGCGAGATTGACTGAGGACCAATGGCAGGCCATTCGGGCGGCCTGGGAGGAAGACCCGACAGCCTCTTATGACGCGGCTGCGGATCGGGCGGCCAAGGCGGGCGGTTTTGAAGCGCCTACCAAGGGCGCGATCAGTCAGCGGGCGACGAAAGACGGTGGCTGGAGCAAGCGGGGGCAACTCTCGAATATCAACGAGGCCGCTCAGAGGCTCGCTGACGCGGCTAAACTGAACCGGGAAGTAAACCCGTATACCGGTGACCGACTGGCCGCGAGAGGGGATTCCGAGCGCCTTCGCGCCGATATCCTGGCGCGTCACCGGAGCGAGTGGGAGGAGCTCGACGAGGCGCGACGGGCGGCGCTCGACAAGATGCGCGAATGCTACGTCGTGAGCGAGGATGGCCGGCCCAATATGGCCGCCAAAGAGGAGTGGACGGTCGCCAAGATGGCCGCCGAGACCGCTCGCATCAATTTGAACGCGCTGGAGATCAAGCAGGCGGGCGAGCGCAAGGCCTGGGGCCTGGATGACCCCGCGGCAGAGGACAAGTCGGCGCCGACGCGCGTGGTGCTGATACGGCGAACTGAGTCTATGCCAGAGCGTGGCTAAGGACATCGCTATCCAGTTGTCCGAGCTGCACCCGGCTCAGGTGAAGATGCTGGCAGAGGCGCGGCGCTTCAATGTCGCCTGCCTGGGGAGGAGGTCAGGCAAGACCTTTCTGGGCTGCGACATTGTGCTGGATGGGCCGAGGAGCAAGGGCGCCCTGCATGGGTATCCCGTAGCCTGGTACGCGCCCACACACCAGCTCATGCTGGAGGTATGGCGAAAGCTGGTGTCGGTCACCAAGCCGATCACGGCGCACAAGTCTGAACAGAACAAGCGCCTCGAACTGATCACCGGCGGCGTCATTGAAATGTGGTCACTGGATGACCCGGATGCCGGCCGCGGGCGCAAGTATGCCGTGGCCGTGGTCGATGAGGCCGCCATGGTGCGCCGGCTGGATGAGGCCATTGAGCAGAACATCAAGCCGCTGCTGATGGACTATCAGGGCGAGCTGTGGCTACTGTCGACGCCGAAGGGTATCAGCGGTCCGGGCGCGACGTTCAAGGCCATGTTCGACAAGGGCAGCGCACGGAATCCTGATCGCGATCCGCAGTGGATGTCCTGGCAAATGCCGACCACCTGCAATCCGTACATCGCCACCTCGGAAATCGAGGTTATGCGAACCGAACTGCCGGAGCTGGTGTTCGCCCAGGAAATCATGGCCGAGTTTGTCGACATGGGCGGCACGGTGATCAAGCGGGAATGGCTGCGCAACGGGCAGCCGCCGGTCGGGATGGCGCTTTACATGGGCGTGGACCTGGCCATTTCGACCAAGGAGGATGCCGATTACACCGCCGTGGTTGTGGTGGGCGTGGACGACACCGGCAAGGTCTGGGTCGTCGATGCCGAGCGCCGCCGGGTGGGGTTCCATGACGCGCTGGGCTTCATCAAGGACAAGGCCGCCCGCTGGCTCCCCTGCGACATTGCCGTTGAGGCGGTCCAGTACCAGGCCGCCGCCGTCGAGGAACTGTTGCGTTCCACCGATCTCCCGGTGCGCCAAGTCAAGCCGGACAAGGACAAGCTGACTCGGTTCCAGCGCCTGCAGCCGCGCTATCAGCAGGGCCTGGTATGGCACTCGGAGGCCCTGCCGACGTACTTCGAGGAGGAACTGCTGAGCTTCCCGGTGGGGGAGCACGACGACTTGGTTGACGCCGCGGTCTATGCCTACCTGATGACCGGCGATTACGGCAAAACCCAGCTGATCCTGCCGGAATGGGCACGCCAGGGCGAGGCGCCGCCGCCTCGGCAAACCCTCCCCGGCATCCCGCCCGCGGTGGCCCAGGCCATGCTGGAGCCGCGGGCGGAGGGCCATGTCTGCGGGCGCTGTACCGCGTTCCGGGACGGCTATTGCACCGAGCGGCTGAACGTCATGGTGCGCCCGGCCGATCCGGGCTGTGACCTCTTCCTGGCGTCGTGACCGAATACTGGCGGCATCCTTTCGCGGAGCGCTGTCATGACCCGAACCCTGATCCTGAGCCTTATCAAGACCCTGGCCGGCTGGCTGGTGGGGTCCGACCTGTTCCGCGCCACCCTCGGCGCCGTCGAGCGCTGGGCGGATGCCGGCCTCTCGGGTGCCGAGAAGAAGGAGGGCGTCATCGCCGAGCTGCAGTCCATCGGCTACATCTTTTCCAAGCGGGCCGCGAATCTCGCGGTTGAGCTGGCCGTGGCGTACCTTGACAAGCAGTCCAAGTGAAGAATCCCTTCCGCTTCTGGCGTCGCGAGGGCGCCGAGGCCATCCAGCGCGGCGGCGAGACCGAGCGGCGGCAGGCCCTGGGCGAGCTGCAGTCCGCCTATGCGGCCGGGCCGGACAACGCGATGGTCAAGAGCATCGTCGACTGGATGCGCGAGCAGTCCGAAATGGACATGCTGCTCAAGGCTGGCAACCCCACGACGGATCGCAACTTGGCGCCGTTCCCGCACAAGTACCGCGGCGAGAAGGGCATGCAGTCCGTCCACCTGGATGAGTTCCAGCTAGCCATCCAGGGCGACTACATCGAGCGGCCGGGCATCCTGTCGTTCGACGCCATGCGGCGCATGGTCCAGCAGACGCCGATCCTCAATGCTGGCATCTTCAACCGCTGCCGCAAGATCGCGCAGTTCTGCCGGGCGAATGACTCGGGCGAGGGTCCGGGCTTCACCGTTCGCCACCGGGACAAGGACCACGAGCTGAGCGAGACCGAGCAGGAGTCCATTAACCTGCTGAACCGTTTCTTCGCCAACTGCGGCTGGGAAGCCAATCCCCGTGCGCGCAAACTGCTGCGGCGAGACAGTTTCAGCCAGTTCATGCAGAAATCGGTGCGGGATTCCATGATCATGGACTCGGCGCCGATTGAGACCGAGCTCAAGCGCGACCGGGCGCTGGGCATCGATGGCTTCTACGCCGTCGACGGCGCCACCCTCCGCCTGTGCTCCGAGCAGGGCTACCAGGGCAACGACGAGATTTTCGCGCTGCAGGTGGTCCAGGGCCGCATCCGCACGTGCTACACGCGCGAGACGCTGATCTACGAGCCCCGCAACCCGAACAGCGATGTCCTGGCCGGCGGCTACGGCATCGCCGAAGTCGAGCTGATGATCAAGCTGGTCACCGGCTTTCTCAACGCCATGACCTACAACGCCCGCGGCTTTGACGAAAACGTCATCCCCAAGGGCTTGCTCCACCTGACCGGCAACTACTCCGACGCCGACCTGGCCGCGTTCCGCCGCTACTGGAACTCCATGGTCAAGGGCGTGCAAAACGCTTTCGCGCTGCCGGTGCTGGTGTCCAAGGACCAGGAGTCAAAAGCCTCGTTCGAGCGCTTCGGGGTGGATTTCTCCGAAATGGCGTTCGCCAAGTGGATGACGTTCCTCACGTCCTGCATTACCGCCATCTGGGGGTTCTCGCCGGAGGAGCTCAACTTCGAGAGCTTCACGTCCGGCCGGGCGCCGCTGTCCGGGTCGGACACGTCCGAGAAGCTGGCCGACGCCAAAGAGAAGGGCCTGGTGCCGACGCTCATGTACTACGAGCAGCTGTTTTCGGACTACATCGTTGCCGACTTCAGCGATCAGTACGTGTTTCGATGGACCGGGCTCGACGAGGAGGACCGCCAGGCCAAGCAGGACCGGCAGAAGCTGGTGCTGACGGTCAACGAGATGCGCGCCATGGACGGGCTGGACCCGCTCGACGACACCCTGGGCAATGCGCCGCTGAATCCCACCCTGATGACGGTCTACATGCAGACCCTGCAGCAGGGCGACGAGCAAGGCCAGGATTTCGGCCAGCCGGAGGACGGGCAGGGCGGGGAGCCGCCGGACCCGGACGCTGAAGAAGCGGATGGCGCTGGGCAAAAGCCGGACTTCGGTCGCGGTCAGCCGGATTTCGGCGGTGACGAGTCACCCGATTTCGGCCGGGGCGAAGCGGATTTCGGCAAGTCGCTGGATTTCGGCGTCGTCGAGGACGTGCCGATGGTGTACACGCTGGAGTGACCCGCT